TCGCAACTCGTTAGCGGCGATCGACGCAATGTGGCTGAGTGGAAGTACCAACAGCCGGCAGCGATCGCCGTTTTCGTTTTGACGCTTGCCGGCACATCTGAAAGGGCAAGCGATGAAGAACAGCAAGCAACTGCGCGAAGAAATTGAAGGGCTAGCCGTCAAGGCAAAGGCTATTGCCGACGTGGCGGCCAGCGAAGCCCGCGACTTGTCGACCGAAGAGTCGACGGAGATCGACGGCATTCTGGGGGCTGGCGACAGGCAAGGCCAGATCGACCGGTTGAAGGTTGAATTGGCGCGGGCCGAAAAGGTGGAAGCGATCGTGGCTTCCAACGTTGGCCGCAAGGCGGCTGATTCGTTCGGCCAGGATACCCAGGCCAAGCGTATCACGATCCCCGCACAAGCCCGCAAGGTAACAAGCCTGAAGGCTTTCAAAAGCGAAGAAGACGCTTACGCTTCCGGTCAGGCCATCCGTGCTTTCCTTGGCAATGCCAATGCCAAGCAGTGGTGCCAGGACCATGGCATCCAGGTCAAGGCCGCGATGAGCGAAGGCGACAACAACAAGGGTGGATTCCTTGTGCCTTCCCCGATGGAAAACGCCATCGTTGATTTGCGGGAATCTTACGGGGTGTTCCGGCAGAACGTCCGCGTTGTGCCGATGACCAGCGACACGCTGGACATCCCGCGACGATTAGGCGGGGTGACTGCCTACTTCGTCAGCGAGAACGCGGAAATCACGGCATCCGATGCAAGCGTTGGCAATGCCAAGCTGGTAGCCCGCAAGCTTGGAGCGTTGACCCGCGTATCGAGCGAACTGAGCGAAGACGCCTTGGTGTCGATTGCCGACATGCTGGCCGATGAGATGGCTTGGGCGTTTGCGGTGAAGGAAGACGAGTGCGGATTCCTTGGCGATGGCACCTCCACCTACGGCGGAATTGTCGGGGTGAAGAATGCCGTAGCCGCTGGATCGATTGCGACCGCAGCGTCGGCTACATCGTTCGGTGCGTTGGCACTGACCGATTTTCATGCCGCAGTTGGAAAGCTTCCGGTTTACCCAGGAATGCAGCCCGCATGGTTCATCCATTCGGCTGGATATCACAACTCCATGGCACGCCTTCAGATTGCCGCTGGTGGCAATAACAAGGTGGACTTGGGAGATGGTCCGGTCCTTCAGTTTATGGGCTATCCGGTTGTGTTCTCTCAGGTGTTGCCAAGCACGACTGCCGCACAGTCGGGAGCGACCTACGCTTTCTTTGGCGATCTTCGATTGGCCGCATCGATGGGAAGCCGTCGCGGTGTAACCGTGGTTGCCGATTCAAGCCGGTACTTCGAGTTCGACCAGATCGCTTTGAAGGCGACCGAGCGGATCGATATCGTCGTTCATGAAGTCGGCACCTCGACCGCAGCCGGTCCGGTTGTCGCTCTCAAGATGGCCTAAGCCATCGTCTGAAACGTAGCCAGCCTAGCGACTTGCTGGGCTGGCTTTTCTTTCATCGAATTCAAACGCAAGGAATAGAACATGAATCACGGACAGGATCAAAGATACGTCAACCTTATTCCGCCCGCCGTCATCAGGGACAACGCCAGCTTTACTTCGGTTGAGATTGATACCAAGGGTTTCAGCTACCTAACGGTGGTGTGCAACTTGGGCGCGACCGACATCGCCATGGCGGCATTGAAGCTTCAGAGCGGCGACACTTCCGGGACGCTGACGGATGCTACCGGGCTGAACTTCTCGGGCGGTGTTGACATTGCCGGGAATGCAACCAGCTTGCCATCGGCTACCGATGACAACGAAGTCTTCGTGTTCCAAGTCGACCTTCGCGGAAAGCGTCGGTACTGGAACATCGTTGCTACGGCTGGCGACGGATCGACCGGAACCTACCTTGCTGCGGTTGCGGTTCTTTCCCGCGATGCGATCAATGATGGCACGGTTGCCGGCATCGCCAACGGTTCGGTTATTCGTGGTTGATTCCATGGATGAACTGGACGTTGAGTTAGTCCAAGGGTGGAACGGGTTGCAGGCGGGTCACCGCCTGCGGCCTCCCCTTGGGCAAGCCTTGTTGATGATCGATCTTGGCTTTGCGAAGAGGTTGGAAGATGGCAACTTGGAATCCACTGGAAGTACATACCAGAATTCTGACGCCACCAGCAAGCGAGCCGGTATCGATCAAGCAGGCAAAAAAGCAACTGGAGCTACTGGAGGCGGACGACGCCCACGATGAGCAGTTGCAACTACTGATTGAAGTTGCCCGCGATTCCGTCGAGCGGGATTGCGGGTTGGCTTTGCTTATTCAGACCGTTGAACATGTCCAAGCAGGCTTCACGGAGTCGCTACAACTTCAGCGGCGACCAGTGCAGAGCGTTACCAGCGTTCAATACTATGACGATGGCAACACGCTACGCACCCTATCCACTTCGATATGGCAACTCAATCCGAGTAAAGAGCGGATCGAGCTACAGTACGAGGAGGATTGGCCTACGACTGCAACCCGATGGGATGCGGTTAAAGTGACCTACGTTGCTGGCTACACATCGTCGGCAACAGTTCCGGCATCATTGCGGCAGGCGATGCTACTAAAGATCGGCTACCTATTCGAAAACCGCGACCAGATCACAAGCCAAGGCATGATGAGCGAAGAAGCGTATGAAAGAATTATGCGGCGCTGGATGAGGCCAAGCTATCCATGACATTTAGAGTTGGCCGGACAGGGAAGAGGCGAGAGCGGATCACCATCCGCAAGGTAACGACCGCGCAGGACGATGCCGGCCAGCCAGTCGTTACTTATTCCAATCGGTACGCATCAGTTCCGGCAGCGTTTGAAGATACCGGGGGAACGGAGACGCTACGCGGCAAGCAGATCGAAGCCGGCATTGGTGCCGTGTTTAATATCGGCTACTTGCAAGGCATTGAGGAGACGGACCGCATTGTCTTCAATGGTCGGAACTATGGGATTGTAAACATCCGGCGCGTCGAAGGTGGCTTGCGAATGCTTGAGCTATTTTGCAGGGCCTTGGACCAATGAGTAACAAGCTAAAGGTAGGATTTACGATCGACCTAAAATCGCTGGAGCAGATCGAGAAGATACCGGAGACGATGCGGTTCAAGGCACTCGATAAAGCATTGGCGGCGGCGGGTGAAGTGGTTGCGGCAAGAGCAAAAGACTTAGCCCCAGACGGACAGCAAACCGGCAACAGTCGCAAGCGATCGACCAAACAAGCAGGCACCGCCAAATGGAATCGGCAACTGAAGGACACCATCGGCTACGTTATCCGGAAGCGAACCAAGGGCGGGCAGGTTATTGTTGGCCCAATCTGGCAGCTTGGCGGATCGAAAGCACACTTTAACTACGGGGCAAAAGTGTATGCTGCCGGGCGTGTTCAATACTACTGGGGCAAGCCGGGGACTACATACGTCCGGCAGGGCAAAAACTACACGCCCATAAAGGTAACGCATTTCAAGCAAACGCGGAACTTCATGAAGCAGGCATTGGACGAAACACAAGACGCGGCAATTCAAGCGTTCGTTAATTCACTAGAACAGGCGATGGCTAATGGCTGATGTTGGGGCGGCAATCAGGCAATACATTGTGGGGCGAACGGCGGTATCCGCTTTGATTAGTACCCGCATGTTTCCCGATGCGTTGCCGCAGAATGCCACCATGCCAGCCGTAACGTACAGCAAGATAAGCACGACGCACCAGCACACCATTTCCCGATTGGCTGGGTTGGCGTCGTGCCGAATTCAATTTGATTGCTTCGCACTAACGCGAAGTGCAAGCAACACCATCGCCCAAACGATTCAGCAATGCGGAGTAATTCCACTTCGTGGGCTGACCAACGGCGTAGATATCCGTGGCGTCGAATTGGTCGATGGTGAAACTACATTCATGGAACCGCCGACCGACGGAAGCCAAGAGCTTCGGTACGTTAATAGTTTTGATTTGATGGTTCACTATCAGGAAGGGGAAGGCTGATGGCACAATCTACGATTCTTGGCGATACCGGGAACGGAGCGACGATTACTTTTGGAACGAGCAGTTACGCGGCCAAGGTGCGAAGCATCGAGGCATGGACCGAAAGCATTGATGACCTCGATGTTGCGACGCTGGATAGCACTGGCTTTAAACGAAAGATTTCCAGCGACCTCAAAGACGCTGGCAATATCAAAGTCAACGTGCTGTTTGACACGTTCCTTGCGCCTCCTACAATCGGCGGTGCGTCCGAGACGGTGACAATCACGCTTCCAATTAGAACTGGGGAAACGACCGCAGGCAATTACGCCGGAAC